TTAATGGTGTAAAATATGCACCAGTTGTTTCTGAAGAAGAAGATGAAGAGGGTGAAGAATTTGCCCCTGAAGATGATGAAGAAGTTGAAGATGATATGGGTGAAGGTGAGGATCTTGATCTAGAAGCCGTTCTGAGAGAATTAGAATCAGAATTGGAAGAAGATGAAGATGCTGATTTTAACGAAGAATCTGAAACTGATGAATCTGAATCAGTAGATGAAGCTGATGAAGAAGATGAAGATGAAGAAGAAGTCAAAGAAGAAGTTGACAAATCTTCTGGTATCGGTAAATCTGATAATCACAAAGGCGAATCTGACGAAACTTCTAAAATAGGCGTTCCAGGAAAAGCAAAACACGAATCAGTTGAAATAACTGAAGGTGATGATGATCCTGACGTTGAAGAAGTAGAAGAAGAAATTGATTTAGAAGAAGTATTAAGAGCACTTCAAGAAGAAGATGAAGAAGATACTACCTCTGAAGATATGGAAAATCTTCAAACAGAACTTGACGAGCATCGCGATGTCGTAAAATATCTTCGTTCTAAGTTGAACGAAGTCAACTTACTTAATGCAAAACTTTTGTTCACAAATAAACTGTTCAGGTCGTACGGTTTGTCTAATGATCAGAAAATGAAAGTAGTTGAAACGTTTGATAGAGCAAAGAACCTTAGAGAAGTCAAGTTGGTTTATGCAACTATGGCAGAATCTTTTGTTAATGGCTCTATTAGAGAAGAAATTGTTAAAGAATCAAAAAAGGGGTCAGCTTCAAAACCAGTTGCTAGCACGAAATCTGAAAAACAGGAACAAGAAATTATTACTGAATCAGATGTAATGAAGCAGCGGTTTAAAAAGTTGGCTAATATCCTTTAAACATGGAGAATTATTATGTCAAGTAAGGCAATAGCAGAAATTATGGATGGCTATAACCCGCATATTGAGCGTCGGAATGAAACGAAGAAGCTCATAGAAAAGTGGGAAGCTACCGGTCTGTTAGAAGGTCTCGGAGACGAAAATAAAGTTCATACAATGGCACAGTTGCTTGAAAATCAAGCACGTCAGCTTATTGATGAATCTTCAAGAGTTGGTGGACCCGGTACAGAAGAATGGAGTGGAGTTGCACTTCCTCTAGTTAGACGTATCTTTGGTGAATTGGCAGCACAGGAATTCGTTTCTGTTCAGCCTATGAACCTTCCATCAGGTCTAATTTTCTATCTAGACTTTAAATACGGTACAGCCAATCAAGGCTTTAGCGTTGGAGAAGATGTTTATGGTAACACATCAGCATCTGGTGATGCAAGTGGTGGTCTTTATGGTGCAGGTAAGTTCGCTTACTCAACCAAGCAGCAGGAAACTGCCGCACAGTCCATTCACGCATCAAGTGTAGCAAGCGGAACCTATACAACTGGTTCTGTTGCAGCAAGAGATATTGACTATGAACCCGGCTTAACTATTGGAACAGCAGGCGCAGATAACTCACTTAATAAAGTGACAGTTTCTACCGCAGGTATGACTCGTCCCGATAAAGAAGCAGTTCGTTCAATGGCGATATCTGGTACGGGATTTGATGAGTATTTCCCTGCATATACAAAACTGTCTGGTTCAGCTAATACTGAAGTAGTTTTCATTGTTAGAAACTCCGCGACAGGAACATTAGGTGACCTGACTGTTAAGTATAGTGCACAACCTACCGATTCAACTCGTGGTGACTTTGAAGTTAGCACAAGTGAAGATTGGGCAGGCGATACGGGCGATGTCGGAATTCCAGAAATTGATATTCAGTTAAGACAAGTTAGCATCGTTGCTAAAACTCGTAAACTGAAAGCAGTATGGACTCCTGAGCTAGCTCAAGATCTTAACGCTTACCATAGTGTTGATGCAGAAGCAGAGCTTACAGCAATGTTAAGTGAGTACGTTTCGATGGAAATCGATTTGGAAATCCTAGACATGCTTAGAGCAAACGCAGATGCTAAGACCGAATATTGGTCAGCAAGAGTTGGATATGAACGTCCAACTGGAGGCGGAGCTTTCGCACAGTCAAGTGGTGAATCTAATGCTTATACAAAGGGTGAATGGTTCCAGACTCTTGGAAACAAAGTCCAAAGTGTAAGTAACGCAATTCATCAGAAAACTCTACGTGGTGGTGCTAACTGGATGGTGGTTTCACCTGAAACAGCAACAATCATAGAGAGTATTCCTGGATACGCAGCAGACACAGATGGTAATGCATCAAATAGCTCATTTGCAATGGGTGTACAGAAGGTCGGTATGTTGAATAGTCGATATACAGTTTATAAGAATCCTTATATGTTAGAAAACGTAGTCCTTATTGGATTCCGTGGATCTAACTTCTTAGAAACTGGTGCGGTTTATGCTCCATACGTTCCTTTGATCATGACACCTCTTGTTTATGATCCAGCTAACTTTACACCTCGTAAAGGGGTAATGACCCGTTATGCTAAGAAAATGGTGAGACCAGAATTTTATGGTCAAGTCGTTGTAGCAGACGTAAACTATGTATAATAGTTTGGTCAGTTAGTCGTCCGAGATTTTTAATCTCAAATAAAATAAGCCCTCATTTATTGGGGGCTTTTTTTATGTCCGAAACTATTTATTACTATATGGAGAGTATTATGGAAATAACAATATACAAAATAACAAGTCCAAGTGGTAAAAACTATATAGGTAGGACGCATGGATTTAGTCATAGGATGGCGTCGCATAAGAGTTTAGCTTTTAATGAAAAAACAGTTAAATATAATTACCCATTATACAAATCAATTAGAAAATATGGGTGGGAAAAAATGAAAGTTGAAAAACTTGCAATTTGTTCTAAAAATGATATGTGTGAGGTGGAATTGGCGTATATTATAAAATATGAAGGATTTGATGGATACAATACTCAAAGAGATACTACACATGGTGGAGATATGTGGAAAGGAAGAAAAGACACTCCAGAATATAAACAGTTTATAGAAAAAATGAAAGATATAAATACTGGCTACAAAAACGGAATGTATGGTAAAAAACACAATGCTGAAACAATAGTAGAATTAAAAAAGAAAGCAAAAGGTCGTTTTTCACTTCCCTGGTTTCAAGATAAGTATGGGAAAACAGAGGGTCAAGTTAAATATGATGATAGATGCCTGATGTTAAAAAATAGAGTGGTAAAGAAGGATAAGTATGGAAGGTTTACAAAATGAAAATGACTAAATCAAAATTAAAAGAAATCATTAGAGAAGAAATACTTAACGAGCTGGATTATAAAAAACTCGTTCCAATTCAATTAGACAATGTGATGATATCATTAAATAAAATTGGTAGAGCAAATGCACTTGGTAAAGTAAAGGCAGTTAAACGATTTTACATGGATGCATTTAAGAATTTTAAAACACTTAAAAAATCAATAGATAAATTAACATGATATGGAAGATTTACCAGTTAAAATATCCCTATTTATAGGGGGTGTTATATTTATAGATGAAGAAATATATATATTTTAGGAGATTATAATGCCACAAACAGCAATATGGCCAGGAAGTAGTTCATTTTCAGCATCTCAAACTCCGTTTGGGATTTACGATAATGATACAGAATTTTCTGGAACTGGAATTAATTCTGTTGACAGATTTTCAGACTGGTGTGCTAAAAGATTGGGATATCCAATAATGGATGTTGAAATGCAATCTGGATCGTTTTATGCAATTTACGAAGAATCCGTTACTGAATATTCCGCTCAAGTTAATCAATTTAATATTAAAGATAATTTGTTTAATTTGACAGGTCAATCTACTGGATCTAATTTGACACATAGAAATGTTACCCCTACTCTAGGTAGAACGGTTAAATTATCTAATAGATATGGTACGGAAGCTTCTTTACCCGTTGGTGGTAATGTAACTTTAAGAAGTGGTTCTATTGCTGCTAATAGTGGTTCACAAGTTTATGATTTAAATGCATTATGGGCAAATGTATCAGAAAGTGGTAACGCTATAGAAGTTAGACGACTTTTTCATGGACCAACTCCTGCAATTCAAAGATATTTTGACCCATATGCAACTACTGGATATGGAACTCATAAAATGATAGAAGGATTCGGATTTGGGGGAATGTCACCTGCAGTAACCTTCACAATGATGCCGATATTTGAAGATTTATTAAGATTGCAGGCTATTGAAATGAATGATTCAATTAGAAAATCAGCATATTCATTTCATTTGGTGGATAATAGAGTTAGAATATTTCCAGCTCCAACAACTCCTTTTACAATATGGTTTGACTATTATGTAACAAGTGAAAAGGACGATTCAACTAGCACTGATCACGGTGGATCTTCATTGGCTTCTATATCAGACTTTTCTAATGTACCATATAATAATATGGTATATAGTCAAATTAATGATGTTGGTAAACAATGGATTAGAAAGTATGGATTAGCATTAGCTAAAGAACTGTTAGGAGCAATTAGAGGTAAATATACGAGTATTCCAATTCCAAATTCTGAAACTACTTTAGATGGAGATTCATTACGAAGTGAAGCATCTACAGAAAAAGAAATTTTAATTACTCAGTTGCGTGAAATGTTAGAGGACTCAACTCGTAGATCATTGATGGAAAGAGATAAAGATGAATCAGATATGTTACTAGAAAAATTGCAAAAAGTACCTTTACCAATTTATGTAAAATAGGATTAAAATATGCCAAGTCGTTTTTTAAGTCAAACAGATAGAAATTTTTTTACTTCTATAAATCGAGAATTGGTTGGTAATTTAAAAAATGAAAAAGATGGAATTATCAATCAAACCTGTGTATTATATAGAATATCAGCTGCAGATACTATGACAAATCTGTATGGGGAAGCGTCTGCAGGTAAAACATATTTAGATGGTGTTAAATTACCTTGTTTAATACAAGCTGATGATTTTGATTTTAATACAGAAGAATTTGGAGCTGATTTAAGACAAACTGCACAATTTTGGTTTGAAAGGGAATATCTTACAGAATTGAGTTTAGTTATTGAACCAGGTGATATCTTCGATTGGAATTATACACATTTTGAAGTAGGAACTATGAATGAGAATCAACTTGTTGGTGGGCAAGTTGATAGTAATTGGTCTGTTGTGTGTAATTCATTCTTAATAAGACGATCTAATTTACAAATTGAAAGGCAAAGAGGTAGTTAGTGGCTAGATCAAAACCCATACCAAGAAATATTAGACAAAGATTTACTACTCTATCTATGAATCGTGGACTTGCCAAAAAACGTGGTGATAATGTAAAAAATGTAGAAGTTACATTGATGGATCATGATGCGGCTATTATGTATTATTTTACTAATGTGATACAACCTACAATTATGGAAGCTGGTGAAGTTGTAAAGGTACCAGTTTTATATGCAAATCCTGAAAGATGGCAATCTATTCGTAAAACAGGTCATTTGAGAGATAAAAAAAGACAATTAATTACACCTTTGATTGTTTTTAGAAGGTCGTCTATACAAAAAGATGAAACTTTACCTGTAGATAAGTTAGATGCTAATGACCCAAAATTATTTTATACTTTTGAAAGAAAATATACAAGTAAAAATAGATATGATAAGTTTAATGTTCAAAAAGGATTAACAAAATCAAAAGAATATTATACTGTGGCAATGCCAGATTATATGACAATGACATATGAATGTATAATTTGGACACCGTTTATTGAACAAATGAATGCTATAGTTGAAAAAATTAATTATTCTGATGGAGCATATTGGGGAGAACCTGGAAAATTTAAATTTAAAGTAAATATAGATAGTTTTGAAAATAATACAGAGATGGCGGATAATGAACGTCTTATTAAAACTACCTTTTCTTTTAGTTTTAGGGGATATTTGGTTCCAGAATCATTTAATGATTATGTTACTACTACAAAATATTTTAGTCCATCAAGAATAGATATTATGGATGAAACAGATGGAAGTTTTTCAACAATGTATAGACCAGATACTAAAACTGAAACAGTTAGGATTTTAGGAACAGCATTGGGGTCGAGTTTACCAAGTGGATTGGCGGGCGCAACAGATTTTATTAGAGGAGTGTCACCTTCATCAGGTCAAGAAATACAAGATTTACAATTTACTAATATCTATGGTGGAGATACTAGATATATAATGAGATATGGTGGAGAGCCTACTAGTTCAGCAGATATTAAAGCGGTTTTGACTCTTGGATATGTAAGTGCTTCTTTTTTGGAACAATTTACATATATGTCTGGGTCACAATCTTCTTCATTGGATACTGTGCCTACACCAGATAGACAAAATTATACTATATCGATACCTTCAGGACATAAAATAAGAAATGGGTCTGTTTCAGTTGGAATAAATGGTCAAATTTTAACTAGTCCAGCTAATCAAGAGGATACGACAAGTTCCAAAGATTTTTTTATGTCTTCATCAAGTGCTGGATTTATTAGTATTAATAAAAAACATAGTAGCGCAAATACAATACAGGGTATTGATTTAGATGTAAATGATAATATTACAATAAACTATAGTTTGATAATAGTATGATAACACAATTAGAAGGATATAAGGGAAATTTAAGGAAATTTGTTTCGGCGGTAAGCGAATCAATATTTAATGCTGATAAAATTGAATTTACTGATGAGTCAGGTTCAAATTTACCTTATAGAATGAATAATTTAGACGGAGCTCCAACGATTAAATATGATATTATGTCTATGGGGGCGATGAAAGATTTTAGTAGGGAAAGAGTAAGGGAATTAGGATTTACTGATATATCTACATCTACTTCAGATTATCAGGAGTTTGATTTAAGTGTATTTCATTCTGTTTCGAAACATCAACCTAGACCTGCTTCTTTTAAGTTTTCAGTTAATCAAATTCAACAAATTAGTAAACCGCCATGGACAACTGCAATAGGCACAGACTTTTATTTTGCTGATAATTATAAAAAAGTAAGGCTTAGAAAAAAAACTAATGACACCAGTGGAGTAGCGGGGACTATTAAGGGTATAACTTTAAAAAGTGGAGATCAAATTATTTTTAGATATAAAATACAACCAATAGATTTGGATTAAATTATGGCATTAATTGATTTAACAAGACAAGCACAAGCTTCAACAATTGCAAAACAAGTTTTGAGAGTTGGTAGTGCTATAAACCCAGCTACGGGATTATATGATGTAATTTGGGATGACTTTACTCAAGATGATTTAGGAACTGGTTCTCTAGATGCAGGTCTTACAGGGATTGTACAAGGTGCAAATTATTATTTATATGATGATACTGGTGGTAATATATATACTTCTGGAAGTTATGGTAGTCAGTTAATAATGACTTTAAATCCAGCGGGTTATATGACTGGATCATTGAAAATTTATGGTGATTTAATTGTAGAGGGTAGTCAAAGTGTAGCAAATGTTGCTACAATGCAAGTAGAAGATCCAATTATAGATTTAAATTTTACAGGTTCCACTGCGTTAAGTTCAGCGGACGCTGGAATGAGAGTTGGTAGAAGTGGTGCGACAAACGCACAGTTAATATGGGATCATTCTGAATCAAGATGGGCATTAGATAATGCTACTGGAGCAAATATTAATATAGTTGGTGTTTCTACAACCGATACATTAACCAACAAAACAATTACTTCACTTGCATCTTCTACTATGGGGAGTAACGCCGATTTAACATTTAGTGGTGGGGGAGAAGTATT